CCTTGGCCTGCTCCCAGATATTAGCACGTTTTTCCTGCAGTTCTAATAGTTTACTCATATTGGTACCTCCATTTAATGTATTAAGAGCGACAGCCGCTGCTGCAGCGACGCTACGGATATAGTTGTTTTGTTTGCTGCCGGTGTTGGCTTGGTCTGCTTGGCGATGGCCTTATTGAGTAATGCATTGGTGACTTGCCTCCGGGAAAAAGAATAACTTCCCATACTGGCAGCATCATGCATTGGTGTATTGGTATCGTTCGTCAGTACGGTATCGGCAAAGCCAAGCTCGATTGCTTTTCCCGCATTCATCCATGTTTCGGCATCCATCAGATGGGATAACTGGGTACGGGAAAGTCCGGTCTTTAATTCATACGCATTGATAATGGATTCCTTGACCTCGGATAACATAGAGATGGCCCGCTCCATTTCATCAGTATCGCCCATGGCAATGGTGAACGGATTGTGGATCATCATCAGTGCGGTCGGAGCCATATTGACGGTTGTTCCTGCCATGGCAATCACAGAGGCAGCCGAAGCCGCAATCCCGTCGATATTGACGTGGACCTGTCCGGCATAATCCATCAGCATGGCATAGATCTGACTAGCCGCTACACAGTCACCGCCGGGCGAGTTCAGCCACAAGGTGACATTGCCCTGCCCGGATGCCAGTTCGTTTTTAAACAGCTTCGGCGTTATCTCGTCATCAAACCAGCTTTCCTCGGCAATGGTACCGTCAATGGTAAGAATGCGTCCGGTATCGGCATCGGTATTCCAGTTCCAAAACTTCTTCATGGGGTTTTTCCCTCGCTTTCGGTATAAAATTTTCCTGCCTTGTCCAGCGGCAGCATATTGCCGTTGACCAGATACGTATCGCCGCCTTGCTCGGTGGGGATGCGGTTCATATCCTCAAGCTCCCGGATGTCGTTGGCGGAGAGCCAGCCGTTCTGCCTGCCGATGGCATACCCATTCATACGGCTCTGATAGTCGCCGCGCAGCAGACCGTCCACATTAAACTTCGTAAAGACCTGCGAGCGTTCCGACGGCAGCACCAACTGCTGGTTCATGGCCTGCTCCCAGCGGACGCACCAGGGATTCAAGGTGTATTTGACAAATTCCAGCGACTGCTGCTCGATATTGGAGAAGGTGGATTTCTCCAGATCCCCGACCATATGCGGCGGTACCCGAAAAATACGGGCAATTTCATCGATTTGGAACTTCCGTGTTTCAAGAAACTGTGCCTGATCCGGCGGAATGGATAACTGCTGGAAGGTCATACCTTCCTCCAACACAGCTACATTATGCCGGTTCGTGCCGGAAAATTGGGCATGCCAGCTTTCCCGCAGCTTGACCGGATCCTTCACGATGCCGGGATGCTCCAGGATGCCGCCCGGAGTAGCACCGTTGGCAAAGAATAACGCACCGTACTGCTCGGCTGCCAGCGACATGCCGATGGCATTCTTGGCCATGGCGATCGGACTGTAACCGATAAGTCCGTCAAACCCGAGGCCCGGAACATGCAGCACCTCATCCTGCGACAGGAAAATCTGCTGGCAGCGGTTATCCGCACCGAACTCATCCGAGTCCTTGGAGTAGGTGTAGATAAGCTGTCCGTTGGCAGCCCTACTGACATCCATCTTGCTGGGAAGCAGTGGGTACAGTGCAATCGGCTGCCCGGTGCCGTTCCGGATGATCTGTGCGTAGGCATTGCCCCATAACAACAGATGGCTCATGAGCGTTTCCCGGAAGATGAAACTCGTCATCTCCGGATTAGGGGCATCATGAAGCAGGTTGTACAATGGATGGTTGATGGCTTTCTCCTTGCCGCCATCTGGTGTATACCGGTATAGATTAAGTGGCAGTCCGGCGATAGCTTCGGACAGCACCCGGACGCAGGCATAGACCGCCGTTGTCTGCATGGCGGTTCGTTCGGTCACCACGTTTCCAGAGGAGGTCGGGCCGAACAGGAATGTAAAGGCTGTAGACAGGTAGTTCTTCGGCTTGTCGCGCGAACGAAATAGGCCAGATAATATATGCAATGGTATCACCTCCAAAAAAATTGCAAAGAGTATTTACAACTGAATTCGGATGCTTTACAATAAAAGCATCCAATATTGGTTACTATAAATTTATAAGGAGAAAACAAAAATGAAATCAACCTATCAAACTTTTCTTGACGAAAATCCGAAATGCGGGAAAGACCTTATTTCAAATCAACATGCTCAAGCAACATTCCGTTTGTTGTCGTCCGATAGAAACATTATCGCAATGATCGATGCTTCCGAAGCAGGGAGACCAGCTATTGAAGCAACATACTCAGTTGTAGAAGATTATTACGACAGAAACAAAGCATCTGATTTCGACTTAACTAATGACCAGCGCAGAACAGTTGTGGGATGTATGATTAAAACAATACTCGCCCCGTTCGGATACGTACCCGTTGAACCAAAGACAAAGACACAAAAAGAATTGTCGAGGTCTTCCAGAGCTAAGTATTTCAAGAGCGGAAGTTGCTATTACTTTGATTCTGCAGCACCCGCAACCATGCAGATTTGCCGAGCGGTTATGGAAATTTCACAAGACCAATAAGCCACGTTTGTCATATACACTTTCACTCGTATCATTTCCACAGCGAATTGCGCGGTCTAGCGCCATTATCGTAGCGACTACGCCGTCTATCTTCTCTGTGGATTTTTCTTTATCAGGCTTGATATTGCCCGCAGGATCGGATTTGATGAAGATATTGTCCATCATCCAGCGCAGTACCGGCTGCCCGTCGTGGGCGATCTTCTTTTCCAGCGTCAGCTTCATCAGTTCCTTGGTAGGAGGGCTCATATCCTTGAATCCCTGCCCGAACGGGACGACGGTAAATCCCATGCCCCCGAGGTTCTGCACCATCTGCACCGCACCCCAACGGTCGAAGGCGATCTCCCGGATGTTGTACTGCTCGCCCATGGTTTCGATGAACTTTTCAATGTAGCCGTAATGGACAACATTTCCTTCCGTCGTATGCAGGAATCCCTGCTTCTGCCATACGTCATAAGGAACATGGTCCCGCCGGACGCGCAGCGATACGTTTTCCTCCGGTATCCAGAAGTTGGGCAGCACGACATAGTTGTCTGCCTCATCCTGCGGCGGAAACACCAGCACAAAGGCCGTGATATCCGTCGTGGAGGATAAGTCCAAGCCACCATAGCAGACGCGTCCTTTTAACTCATCCGGCTGTACGGGAAACGCGCAAGCGTCCCATTTGTCCATCGGCATCCAGCGGATCGCCTGCTTGACCCATTGGTTCAAACGAAGCTGCCGGAAGGCGTTCTCCTCGGCAGGATTCTGTCTGGCGGATTCGCAGGCCGCCTTGACCTTGTCCATGCCGACCGTAATGCCGAGCGAGGGATTGGCCTTCTTCCACACTTTGACATCCGTCCAGTCGTCCGTATCCTTGGCACCGTATATCACAGGATAGAAGGTGGCATCAATCTTACGGCCTGCGATAATATCCAGTGCCTTTTGGTGGGTTTCATAGCAGATGGAATGGGTATCCGTCCCGGCTGTGGTAATGAGAAAGTACAACGGCTGCGTTCGGGCATCGCCGGAACCTTTGGTCATGACATCAAACAACTTCCGGTTCGGCTGCGTGTGCAGCTCATCGAAGATCACACCGCTTACGTTAAAACCGTGCTTGCTGTAGGCATCGGCAGATAGTACCTGATAAAAGCTGTGCGTGGGCAGGTAAATGATTCGCTTCTGCGAAGCCAAGAGTTTCACCCGTTTGGATAAGGCCGGACACATCCGCACCATATCCGCCGCTACTTCAAAGACAATGGATGCCTGCTGGCGGTCGGCAGCGCAGCCATACACTTCGGCGCGCTGTTCTCCGTCGCCGCAGCATAAGAGGAGTGCTACCGCTGCCGCCAGTTCCGACTTGCCCTGCTTCTTGGGAATCTCGATGTAGGCGGTATTGAACTGCCGATAGCCGTTCGGCTTTAAGATGCCGAACACATCACGGATGATCTGCTCCTGCCAGTCGATCAGTTCGAACGGTTTACCTGCCCAGGTGCCCTTGGTATGACAGAGACATTCGATAAAGGACACGGCATAGTCCGCCATAGTCTTGTTGTATTTGGAATCCTTGGCCTTGAATTTCGTAGAACGATAGCGTTTCAGCGTTCGCAAACAGCGTCACCTCCTTTGCAGCAACAAAAAAGACCGCCGAAGTGGGCAGTCTTGGTATACAAATATGATATTGTGTGATTATTTCTTCCTGATTTTATTCGGATATCTCATCATGGTGTTGTTCCTTTCTGCCGTTTTTAAAGGCCGAGGAGCCGGAAAGGTGCTGCAGGAGCAGCTTCCGTTCGTCCTTGTATTCCTTGCCAATAAACCCAAGCCGGAGCAGAAAGCAGCGGAAATCGTATTTCTCGTTGATTGATGGATGCTCTGTTGCCAGCACCCGTTTCTGTTTCTTGGCCAGATGGCATAGGGCGGTAATGAAATGGGTGTAGGCTTTAACCGTATCGGCATCCGGGCAGCCGGTAAACCAGGGAAATAACACTTTATCCTCCGTTACCTGCATCCGCAGCACATCAGTTTGGAAAACTTTTAACATAATGCTGCTCTTGGCCTGAATCAGCTTCTTCAGGTTTTCCAGTGCCGTATCGGTGAAGAAGGAACGCGGCATGGCAATCACCAAGTCGTCTATGTTCTCCTGCTTAGACGCCGAATCGTCAGGTTCTTTCCCTATTGGTTCGGCTGGTTCTGCATGGAATCCCATGCCGTCTAGTTTCTCGAGCAAATCCTTAATTTCTGTACCGTCATCAAAATTAAGATTGCCGTCGCGGTCGACTGTAAAGCAGTCAATTTCGTAGGCATAGCTTGGAATCCCCTTATACACTTTGGCGGCTCCGGTAATGGTGCTGATGGCATCGGCCAGTTCCTTGCGTGTTTTTCCTTGTGCATGGTACATAATCTTCATGGTAGTAAACCCCTTTCGTTTTTTGTCATGTACATATATCACTCTAACCGGCGATTATTGCAAGGGGTTTGTACCACAAATTACACGTATTATTCTTGTACTGCCGACATTTTGCCGAGCAGCTTTCCGGTCAGCCACAGTCCGCCATCAATCAGCGTCGGCAGAAAGCATTGATCGCGGAACTTATTCCAGCCGGTTTCCTTACCGGCAGATTCCTGCAAGGCGGCTGTGTAGGCATCCGCCACTTCCTTGGCTGCCGGAAGCACCGTTGTATCCAGCCAGTAAATGGTGGCGTTCTTGGCATCCTCCTGTACCGAATCCAGAATGTGTTCTTTGAGTTCATTCTTAATCGTTTCGATATCCATATTAGTATCTCCCTTCAAAATCTGTTATGCCGCGGGCAATGGCCCGGGCGAAATCATCCGCGTTATCAGTTAATAATGTTGCATCATCCTCGTTATCAATAAAAGCTGTTTCCACCAGAACGGCTGGCATCGTGGTATCCTTCAACACAATCAGGTTGGGCCGTTCCTTCAGGCCGCGATCCACCGTGCCGAGACTCTGCACGATCTGCGACTGGATGCAGGTGGCAAGCTGCGGAGACTGACCGCTGTTGTTGGCATAGATAAGCGCTTCCGTACCACGGGCGCAGCTGCTGTCTGAGTTGCAATGCAGGCTGACGAATACATCGGCAGGCCAGGTATTTGCCGTATCCACCACGCAGGGTAGATCGGGTGTTTCCCCGGCCAGGTTATCACTTTGCAAGAGTTGCACCTCGCAACCTGCTGTTTCCAAATATGTTTTGACGAGACTGCCAATTGTGGCCGCCACATCACATTCCCGCAGTCCGGTGTTGGGATTCACCGCGCCGCTGTCCCGTTCCCGGTCATGCCCGGGGTTAATAAATACACGCATTATGTTGCCTCCACTTCGGTATAGGTATACGTTTTTCCATTCCGTGTCACGGTTACCTGTCCGCTCGAGCCGACCTGCTCGATATACCGTTTCACGATCACATCACAGAACTTTTCATCCAGCTCCACCATGTAACAGCGTCGCTTCGTCTGCTCACAGGCCAATAGCGTCGAGCCACTGCCGCCGAATGGATCCAGCACAGTGCAGCCGGTCATGCTGGAATTTAAAATAGGATAGACAAGTAGTGGGATCGGTTTCATGGTGGGATGGTCCGTATTCTTTTTGGGCTTATCGAACTCCCAGATAGTGGATTCCTTCCTCCCGGTGTACCATTCGTGCTTTCCTTTCTTCTTCCAGCCGTAAAGCACCGGCTCGTGCTGCCACTGGTAGGGCGAGCGTCCCAGCACCAACGATTGCTTCTTCCAGATGCAGCATCCGGATAAATAAAAACCGGCATCCGAGAAGGCTTTTCTAAAATTAAGTCCCTCGGTGTCGGCATGGAATACATAGATGCTGGCATCTTCTGCCATGACGGTGTGCATGCAGGTAAAAGCGGCGAGCAGAAACTTATAGAATTTGTCGTCCTGCAGATGGTCGTTCTTGATTTTTCCCGCCCGGCCTTCGTAGTTAACATTATATGGCGGATCGGTGACCACCAGATTGACCGGCGTTCCCTGCAGCAATAGCTGGTATGTTTCCGGCTGGGTGCTGTCGCCGCAGAGCAGACGGTGTGTTCCCAACTGCCACACATCACCTGCCTTGGAAAACATCGGCTTTTTGAGTTCGGCATCCACATCAAAGTCATCATCGTGTACACCATCCTTTATATCGGTCTTGAACAGATCATCTAGTTCCGCCGGATCAAAGCCGGTAAGCGATACATCAAAGTCGCTGCCCTGCAGATCGGTAATGAGCAGCGCTAATTTATCCGTATCCCAGTCGCCGCTGATTTTATTGAGGGCGATGTTTAAGGCTTTCTCCTTTTCGGTGTCCATGTCGATGACGACGCAGTCGATTTCCGAGATGCCCTCCTGCTGGAGCACCTTTAAGCGCTGGTGTCCGCCGACCACATTGCCGGTGCACTTGTTCCAGATGACAGGCTCGACGTAGCCGAACTCGTCCAGCGAACGTTTCAGCTTTTCATATTCCGGATCACCCGGCTGCAAATCCTTTCTCGGATTATAGGCTGCCGGGATAAGGTCTTGTATGTTCTTTTTGATCAATTCCATAATTATTTTCCTTTCCGTGCCTGCAG